CGGGTCGCCCTGCGATTCCATCCAGACTGGCTCGCCGGCGTCGTTGTACATCGGCTGTTCCGTTACCGGGTCCCAGCTGTGAATCCAGATTGTAATCTTGCGATTCTTCGGCTCAGCAAACACCTTGCCGCCGGACTTCAACCGCTTGGCCTCGTCACAGAAAACCTTGGCAGCGGCGAATGCCTTGGCCGCAACAGCTTCAGTCTCGTAACCAGTGTTGCTTGAGAGCATCGCCCCAAACAGCGTCAGGGCCACTGGCTCGAGTTCTGAAACGTTGAGAGTCTCTTTCGGCTGCGAGCCGTTCTTGTTGTCGTTCGACATTTTCGTCCTCGAAAGCTTTCCACAAAGCGGGCGGCAGCGTTTCGCCGCCCTTCACTTCATGGAATTTACGAAAACTAAGCTACGTCGAACAACCCCAAGTCAACCAAGGCCTGAACCACATTAGATGTTGCAGCCCAGTTTCCGTAGTTAGCCTTTGCCCGCTGCACAACCGGAGTCTTGCCGTAGAAGCCAAGCTTCTGAGACGCGGCAGTTCCGATTTGAGTACCGGTCGTGGTTCCGAGTGCGATGTTCTCGCCTTCGCTAATCGTCAGGCCGGCAGTGGTTACAGTGAAAATTGCGTTTCCTGTCGCGTTTTCGACAAAACGAAAGTTCCCGCTGCTCCAATCTGTCCGGACGTTGTAAACATATCCAGTGGACATTTTTTCCTCGCGATGATAACGAAGCAGGACGGGGCGTAAACGCCTCGCCCTGCCTCGCGTGAAGTGGTATCAGTTAACGATTAAAGGGGCGAAGACGGAATTGCCCGCGGATACGCGCCGTCCGCAAGAATCGCGAGAACGCTCACCAGTAAAGCGTTGTCCGTGTTGTCGCCTTCGACGGTCGCACTGACTGCGGTAAATCCGCCATTTGCATCAAGGTCTTCCGCCCTGACTTCAATCAGTAGATGCAAAGCATTGGTATTAACGTCTGGGACAACTCGAGTTGCACCAGACGGAACCGTCGCGCCAAACGAAACAAAGTCGTCACCGTTTCCAGAGGCGACGCTGACTTCAGTCCACGTTCCCTGAGCGGTCATGGTTCCAGTCTTGTACCAGCACCGATTCACAGGCAATGCCTTCACGCCTGTTCCAGCTGTGTCGGTTGCCTGCTTTACTTCAATACCCAAGTCATCCACGTCCTCTGTTCCGCCTTTAATGAAAAGCAAGTAGACGCGGTCATAATTTTTCAGCGAGACCCAGTCCATCGTGACGTCTGAGTTGGCGTCTGCTTGCCAAACCAGCGGGTGGATGTCCAAGCCCTTTTCAAACAAACTTCCGGGAAGCATGATTTCCTCTCTAGCAAAAATGTAACTTGAAAAGACCAGAGCCGCTATTGATTAGGCGCGGGTCTCAAGGGCGACGAAACTGGACTGAGTATTGGAACCTTTGTAAGGGGTCAGCGGAGTGTCGTCCCAAGGGCGAGCGTCAAGACGCATGGTGAACTTCAATGCTGTCTGGTCGGTAAGGAACTCGACGTGAGTCGAGGCCATCTGGCTGACACCGCCCTTGGTGATAGACAAAACTTGACTCAAGTCGGCCAGCAGGATGTCGCCAACGGTTCCGACGGTAGAGTTAAACTCAGTCTCAACGCGAGGAGCGGTCTTCAGTAATTGAGGAGCGTTGCCAGCAAGCCCGTTACTCGGACGGTACAGGGCGATACCAGCGGTGCCGATTGCTTGGCTCAACGAATCGAGTTGAGGTCCGCAGTCTTGGTTGTGGAACCAGCTGTATCCGTCAGCTGCAGCGTACCGGCGAGCCCACATCTTGTCGATGTTTGCTGCGACGATGGTACTTGCGGCCTGTCCGGATTCCTTGGTGATGTTCACCAAAGAGCCCGAATTCAAGATGCCCAGAGGCTGGCCGACTCCAGTTCCGTTGAAGATTGCATCGCCGATGAGGAAGTTGAATTCCTCGGCTGCACACTTTTCGACGTATGACTGGACAGCAGTGCCACCGTCCGAAATGAGCTCTTCTGTCAGGTAAACCAAAATGCAGAGCTTCTTCAGGCGGAGCTGAACCTGTCGCATCTTCGGTGCGGACTTGGTGCCGGTCTGGCCTTCACCCAGCCAGTATCCGCGGATACCGCCCTTGCGGCTTCCGTTTGCACGGCTGGTTTCAGCGTTCCGCATGAAAACCAAGTTGTTGCCGGCGACAGTGTAATTGTCGGTCATCGAGAAAATCTTGTTGTTGTAGACCCGCTCCAACATCCGGTCGGAGTATTCGGGCTGCACCATGTACCCGCCGTCTTCAGCTGCGCCAACCGACATGCCTTGAACTGCCTTGTAGCAGCTGGCGTGACGATTTTGCCACTCTGCAGACTTCGAGTCCCGGAGACCGGTCAACAGGAAGTCGCCGAAAGACTTGAAGCCGCCTTCCTTCGCACCCTTGTACCCGGGGAGGTACGAGTTCTTGCGGAAGTTCTTCATCGTGTTCTCGCCGCGTGACCACAGGTTGTCGATTCGAACGACGTCCTGAGGCCCACCCTCTTCGATGTAAGAGACTGCGACGCCACCGTCACCACCGACAACTCGGTAGTTGGGCTGGTCGAGACTCTTGAGGGTCTCGAGAATGGCGGCTTGAGTCTTCTCGACCGCCTGAAGCTTTTGTTCAATGTTCGACATTGTAACCTCGTAGAAAATTTAGCGTTTGAACGCCTTCAGAAAGTCGAGCGTAGCCTGAGACGATTTTGTGATAGTCTCCAGCCGTTCACTCACGACACCGTCACCCTCGGTCCTCACGTCGGAGCGAGACTGTTCAACAAAATTCTGCAGCTGTTGTGCACAGGACTTCAGAATTTCAGCCTCCCGCCCGCGGATATTTCCGGACTGGACAACTGACTTGATTCGTTCTGCAATTCCACTCGTTGCGAATCGATTGCGTGCCCCAGAGGCGAGAAACGATTTCAGCTTCTCGTGCCAGTCAAGCCGGCGTCCGTTCGATACAAGTGGAGTGTAGTTGTACTTCGGGTTCTGCACGTAAGCCTTCGCATACGTGTCTTCAACCTTACCCATCATCGTCGACAATGCTTCGAGCGTGGTCGCGATAAGAGCCTCGATTTCCGGGTTCTCGAGAGTGGTTGCACCCTCTTGGATGTTTACCCGGACTTCGTTGAGTGCGTTGTAAGCGGCTTCGACCAGCTGTGCCCCATAAGGCTTTGGCGTCTCTTCTCCGCCGTTGTTCTTCATTTCGCCTTCTGGGTCAGCGGCTGTGTCCGGGCTTTGGCCGGGAGCTGCAGCGGCAACGTCAGGGCTTTTCCCGGGAGCGGCCGGAGGAGCGGCTGCTGCAGGAGGTGCGGCACCGGGCTTGGTCCCCGGGGGGGGAGCGTCGCCGGGTCGTTTCATTTCTTCGTCTTGCTTTTTCACTTGACCTCCGAGAGCGTCGCCCTCTTCACAGTCGCACTTCATCTTGTCGTCACAGGCTTTTGCAAACCGCATTTTTGTGTCTCTCTTCGTGCTGTAACCCGGAACCTGCAGCTTGCGTTCAGGGATTACAAGCTCCAGAGACTTCGCGATACCAGCTGAGATTCTGCGGCCGGCGAGATAGCCTTTTGCAATCACGTCTTGGACCGCCTCGGGATTGCACCCAATCGGCACCCATGACCACTCAAGCAGATACCACTTGTTGAACCTTTGGACGCCATTGACCCGACTGGGCGAGCCGATAGGGTCAAACCGAATCGAAGTCGCCCGGATGGTCTTCTCGTTCACCAGCTCAAAAATCTGTTCGGCTTCCAGAAACTTATTCGTGAAGTGACAGGTCGCTTTGATGTTTTCGCTGGTGGGGTAAATCTCAAGCTTACCAGTTTCCTTGTCTTCTGAAATGCCAATCGGTTTGGTAAACCCATCGAAGGCATGATTCCAGAACACAACCGGGTTGAGCCGGTACTGGGCAAGGTCGCAACCGAGCGGGTCCATTGAGTCCCCGACACGGTCCACGGCAGGAGTCGAAATGATTGCCGAAGCGGTCATTTTGCTCGAGTCAACGTCGACAACGTAGCCTATCTGTGGCAGAGAAATAGTTCCGCCAGTCATTGATAAGTTGTTGTTTTCTTTGCTCACAGCTGGTCTCCCGCGATTAAATGTAGGCGAATCAGTCACCCACCGCGTCATTGCTTTACAATGAATGTAAAGAATTCGGGGATTACCAGCGAAAGATTCTTGTGCCTGATTATGGCGCTCACCGCGTCGAAATAGCAAAGGCGAGTCTTCGGCTGCACCCAAGCCCCGTTGTAGTAGTATTGCTTCACCGAGTCATCGCTGTTGAGCTGCATGATGACGACAGGGTGCTTTGCGGATTTGATATACGCCACCGCCTCTCGCATTTGACGAGAGCCGAGAATCTTCGTGGTCGTATGAATCTCAAGTTTGTCGGGCCAAACTATCTTCCCATCCAAGTCCATCACAGCTCACTCCGTCATGTATTTCTTGACGTACATTTCGTGGAACTTCCGCCGACAAGCGGTTGCACTCGCTCTCATCTTTTTCTGCATCAGGTCGGACTTGAAGAGCGAAGACGCTTTCACTGAGAGTACGTCGAACAGTTTT